ATATTAAATCATTCAAAAAATTAAACAGCCGAGATAGGAATGTGAAAATCTATCAGGAATTAAGGGTGATTCGTGGGAATTAGAAAAGAGACAGGAGTATCAACTTTCAGATATGATTTTACAGAACATCTAAAGCAGTTAGACCCATGGCAAAGAGAGGTAATGAATTGTAGAGGGAATATGGTTTTGAGGAGTGGCAGACAGGTGGGTAAATCCTTCGTTATTGGTATTAAAGCAGCACAATATGCACTAGAAAACCCAAAGAAACTAATTATGGTTATCAGTAAGACAGAAAGACAGGCAGGTTTACTTTTTGCTAAGATACTTCACAATCTAAACTCAATAGACAAAACACAAATAATGAAGGGTAAAGATAGACCAACAAAACATCTAATCAATTTAAAGAATGGATCTAAAATTCACTGTTTACCTGCAGGAGATACAGGGTTTGGAATTATGGGTTTCACTATTGACTTACTTATTGCTGATGAAGCTGCGTTCATTCCTGAAGAAGTTTGGAATAGTGTTGTACCTGCCTTAGCAATCACAAGAGGTAATATATGGTTATTATCCACACCCTTCATCAAGAAAGGATACTACTTCGATTGTTTCTCTGACCCAAGTTTCACTGCTTTCCATACCAGTTCTGAAGATTGTCCGAGACGAGATGAAGTGTTCCTTGAGAGACAGAGAGAGAAATTAACTAAAGCCCAGTATGCTCAAATGTATCAAGGAAAGTTTGTAGATGAAATCAGACAGTTCTTCTCAGCAGCACTAATCAAACAGGTATGCAAACTAAAGAGAAGACATAAGAGACAAGGTAAGTGTTATTTGGGTTGTGATGTAGCTCGTATGGATAGGGATGAATTTACCTATGAAATTATAGAAAGGAAAGGAGATAAGGCAGAACATATAGAGAGCATTGTTACAACTAATGTTCCTATTCCAGAATCTACTCGTAAAATAATCGAACTAAACACAATTTACAACTTCAAGAAAGAATATATTGATAGTGGTGGAATGGGAATTACTGTGTGTGATTTATTGCGAGAAGATAATCTGAATAAGAGAAAGGTGGTTGAAATAAATAATGCAAGTAGGATTTATAACAAAGATGAAGGAAAGAAAGTGATACTGAAAGTGGAGTTGTATAATAATCTTAAGTGTCTATTGGAAACAGGAAAGTTGTACTTACTAGACGATGACAATCTAAAAGAAAGTTTGAGATGTATCCAAGCAGAACACAACAAAGAAACTGGTAGACTAACTATTTGGGGAGATTATTCTCATATTGTTGAAGGACTAATCAGAGCAGCGTGGGGGATGCAAGATGATTCACTAAATTTGTATTGTTATTAGATAATACGATACATTTTTATACTTATAAATCAAACAACTACTATGGCAGACACAGGAATATTTTGTACTACGGCACAGGTAGAACAGAAAGCAGGAGCAGGAGCAAACGCAACAAGTGTAGCAGACCCATATACTAATGATTATGTAGCACAAGCAGAATCAGTTATCAATACTGTTTGTAGATATAATTTCTCAGATGTTTATGCAACTTTAAATGATGATGTCAAAATGATTCTACAACAGATAGCAAGTGATTTAGCAGCAATCTATGTAATCAGCTACGACATGAGTGGCTATTCTTCTCGTATTGAAGCTGAAGATATGATTAATATTTTAAGGGATAGTTCACTAAGAGGATTATCTTTACTTAGAGATAAAAAACCACAGGAGTTTATTAAAAAAGCATAATGGCATCTACAAAACATGAATATTGGAATACTGGAGATACGGACAATTCAGATACAATTAGAGGAACACAGTGGAGAGGGCAAACATTTACAGTTGGAACAAATGGTACTAATGAAGACCACGATATAACTTCTGTAAAAGTTAAAATGTTTAAGGAAGGAAGTCCTGGAACTCTAATAGCAGATATAAAATTAGTAACTGCAGGAGAAGTTGTTGGAGATGTTTTATCTACTGGAACAATAAATACAAACAATTTCACGACAAATGAAGCTGGAGCATGGTATGAAATATCTATGAGTTCTTATACCTTAGAATCATCAAGAGAATACGCACTTATCTTACATCTTCCTGATGGAGACTTATGGAACAACGTTGATTGGATATTTGACCATACGACACCAAGTTACACAGGGGGAACAATTATTCGTTCAGGTGATTCAGGAGAAACTTGGGATATAGACCCTTGGACAGGAGCAGACTTTCTATTTGAAATTTGGGGAGAAGGTGGAGTATCACCACCAGTAGCAGCTTTTTCAGCAACCAAAACTTTAGGAATAGAACCATTCAAAACTACATTCATAGATGAGAGTACAAATACTCCTACTTCTTGGCTTTGGGATTTTGGAGATGCAAAAACTTCTATAGAACAAAACCCTACACATGAATATACATCAGCAGGTGATTATACTGTTACCCTTACTGCTACAAATGCTATTGGAAATGATACAGAAGTAAAAACAAATTATATCAAAGTAATTGATTCAAAAAAAGGTGGAGCAACAGCAACACATGATTTTAAGAAAAACCCAGAATTAACAAATGCACAAATGGATACATTATATTTTGATTCTCCACACAGACAAATAGTTAGTGATTTTGAAGCTGAGGTTATTAGAGTACATGATGGAGATACAATCACAGTAAGAGTACCATGGAGAGATTTTGACTTCCCTATAAGAATGGCTAGAATAGATGCTAGAGAGCTTAATGAAGGTGGTAAAGATTCAGGAGAATGGCTTAGAAGCCGAATAGAAGGTAAGATGGTAACTATTGGAGTTAATTTTGATAATAGAGTAGGAAAGTTTGGCAGATTGATAGGTGAAGTTATTTGGAGAGGAATAAATATGAATGATGATTCAATAAGAAGTGGACAGGCTACTCCTTTTGGTAGACGTAGGGAAGGGTTGTTACCAATTATAGATAAAGAGTTGGGGTTAAAACAATGGTTCTAGATTTAGGTAGTAGTTTATTTGGAGATAATAATTACATGGCAGAAAATTTAACAACTTTTGTAGTTCCAATAGAACAAGGAGGAATGACTTTAATCTATCCACAAGGAGAAGCAAGTGATTTGACTGGTATTAATGGATTAACTATAGCGGGAACAGCATCACCTGAAACACAAAAGACAAGAGGATATAGAGTTACTGTAAAATTATTTAATGCAGAAGGGTCAGCTAGAACTTTTGGATATTCAATAGCAGCTTCAGGAACATTATTACCACCTTTCTCATCTCCAACCAGCGAATCAACAGGTGTGATAGCAAATAATGCACAATATACAAAGACATGGTTTTTTGAAGTTGATTCTATTACTCCAGGAGAGTACATTCAATTCACTATGAACGGAGATATTTTAGGAACAGCTGCTGCAGCTAAATACTCAACTTTTTTAGAACTTAAAGTGGAAACAATACAGGAGAGAAGAAATGAAATCAACTAATATTGTAAAATTAATAATAGATGCACCATCCTTAATTCAAGTAAACGGAGTATGGGTTCCAAAGAAAGTAAAGGAAGATTCTTCAAAAATATTTAAAGTATTAGAAACTTATGTAGAGGATGGAAAGATGATTACAAAAAAAGAATTAGATTCAATTAAAAAGGAGTTCCAAAATGGCTGAAACAGATATAGGAAGTGCAATAAGTAGCGACCTAACAAATGCAATCACAGATTTTTCTGTAGACCCAATGAGTACAGAAGCAGCAGATGGACAAAAGGAAACTCAATTCCAACAAACTAAGTGGACTAAATATTATGGTTATTACAGAAGTATTCCTGAATTGGCTATAGCTATTGATACGAGAGCAACATGGACAGTAGGTAAGGGATATAAGGGAGATGACTTTACAAAATTCTTATTAGATTCAGTAAAAGGAAATGGAGATGAAACATTCAATACTATTTTGGAAAACATGATTAGAACAATGTGGATAGCAGGAGATAGCTATGCAGAAATTATGACCAATGAAGAAGGATTTTTAATAAATCTAAAAGTTCTTGACCCTGGAGCTATGAAGATAATCCAAGATGGTAAGGGAATGATTAAGAGATATGAACAAACTTCTAAAGTCAAAGGTAAGGGTGTTAAGAAATTTAAACCAGAAGAAATATTCCACCTTGCAAGAAATAGAGTAGCTGATGAAGGATTAGGAGCAAGTGTAGTTGAGAAGATTGAGAAGATTATTCTTATGCGAAATGAATCAATGGAAGACTACAAAGAAGTTATGCACAGATTTATGAAACCAAGATACATCTTTCACTTGGATACAGATGATGAAGCTGAGATTGCTAAGTTCAAAGCAACAACAGACAAAGCATGGAGTGATGGGGAAAATATGTATATTCCAAAGGGAGCAGTAGTTCCAGAACAAATGTCAATATCTCCTAACAGTACACTTAATCCACAAGGATGGATTGATAGTTTGAATGATTATTTCTATGAAGCAGTTGGAGTTCCTAAAGTAATTATTGGTAACTCTAAAAACTTTACAGAAGCTAGTGCTAAGATAGTTTATTTAGCTTTCCAACAATCTGTAGAAGAAGACCAATTATATATTGAACAACAAGTTCTATGCCAACTTAATTTAGTAATTGATTTAGAGTTCCCTGCTAGTCTTGAGAATGAATTACTATCTGATAATAAAAAAGATGCAACTAATGGTGCAACGCAACCTAATGATACACAAGTAAAACCAGAGGTACAAGCATGAAATTAACACAAGAGAATTTTGATAATTTAGTAGAATTGATGAATCATAATATAACAGAAATTAAAACAGATATTCGATGGTTAAAAAAAGGTTATGGAGTTGTAATAGGATTTATAGGAGGTATGTTATTGACATTAGCAACAATAGCATTTAAATTATAAAATGGGATGGTGGAGTAAAGTAAAAGATGTGGCTAAATCAGCTGCATCCGTTGTAAAGAAAACAGTTCAGACAGTTGTACCTGGAGGTAGTAAAGGATTTCTAGAACCTACACCTGCACCAAAACAAGAAGCAGGAGTACCTTCATTCACAAGAGAAGAAGCAAGTAAGACACCAACACCTGCTGGGAGTAAAATAGTAGAACCAGATACAAGTCCAGCACAAGCAATAAAAGGTGAGGGAGTAACAACACAAAAAGAAGCTACAGTTCCATTCACTCAAGTTATAGATGGAAAGGAAGAAACAAAAATTGTAACCGAATCACAAAGAGATTTTCTACAAGGAAATGCTCCAAGTATAGATGAGATTATTAGTCCAATGACAGGAGACCCAAATCAACCTACATTCGCAGACCAACCAGAATGGATTAAAACAATGCAAAGAGCATTACTAATACAAGCAACAACAACACCTCTATTAGGTGGAGCAGAAGGTATCTACAGAACAAAACAAGGATTAACGATTGCAGATGATGGATTATCATTCGGAGCTAATGTAGCAACAAGGGGTAGGGCTATAACTTTTATAAAAGATGTAGCAAGTAAGTTCAAAAGTCCAGCCTTCGCTATGACTATGATAGTAGGAGCAGTAACAAGTTCTCTAGGTGGTAAAATATTTGGAGGGTTTCTAGGACAAGAGGAAGCTAACCAAGCATTATCATTTCAATTAGAAAGAGCATTATCAGAAGGAGATGTAGAAACCTATGATGAGTTTAAAGGATTAAGAGATGAGTTACTAGCAGACAATACTTTATGGGATACAATAAAATCATACATCCCAATATTAAATGTTCAACAAGGACTAGATGATTATAGAGCAGCAGCAATAGCTGGAGGTACAATTCAAGACAGAAGAGCAGAAAATGAAAGAACAAAATTAGAAACCGGACAATCAGATTCAGACTACTGGACAGAAAGAGCAGCTGAACAAGCTAAAGAAGATAGAGCTGTAATAGATTATTATAATGATGAAAGAAAGAAACAACTTCAATGGGAAGAAGAAGCTGCTAATAATGATAGAGATGCTGATGCAAAATTCTGGAGAGAAGAAAGGGCTAAGCAAAGAGTGAAAGAAGCTGAAGATAGACAAGCTATTGCAGATTTTTGGAACGCATATAAGAAACAAGCACAGAAAGCAGCTGAGAATTCAAGACCAAGTAATCTAAACTTCGGATTATTCTAGATACATTTATATAGTTAGTTAGGTAATATACTACTATGATAATTAAATCAACAATGGAGGTAAAATATGGAAGATGAAATTAAACCAGTAGAAGAAACTAAACCTGTTGAAGAAATAACTACAACTAAGATGGTTGATGATGCTGTTAGGGAAAATGATAGAACTGAAAAGTTAGTTGCAGAACTTAAAGCAGTTAATGCAGAGACTGCTAAGTTACAAGCTAGAGCAGCACTAGGAGGTAGATCTGAAGCAGGTATCCCAACACCTAAAGCTATACCACTCAGCGACGCTGAATACGCAGATAAGGTTGAGAAAGGTGAAGTAAATCCATTCGCAGAAGATGGTCTTAACTAGAGAACTTATTGAAAAGGAAATTGTTGGTTCTGAAGCAGCTTTGAAAGCACATGAAGATGGTGTAGAGATACATAAAGTTGTACTCAAAATGTTCAAAGATGAATTAGCAAAGTTACCAGAGAAGAAGAAAGAATAATCTTAATTGATTAGAAATTTATTTATTTTTTGTTATTCACGACGACGGGGTGTTCGTGGGGGTTGACCCCACTCACCAGAGCAGGAAAGAAAATCAATTCTAGGGTTGTGCAAATTTACGATACATTTATAAACATTAAAATCAGACTACTATTATGGCAAACGAAGTAAAAATTGTTACACTCCTTGGAAATGCTGGAGACCCTGTAGAATATACAGTGGCAGACGCTACAGCAATCGTTAAAGGAGAAGTTATGGAGATGACAGATGCTTCTACAGCAATTAAAGTTTCTGGAGCTGGTGTTCCAATCGCAGGTATTGCAGCAACTGATAAAGGTGCACTTGATGGTACAACTAAGATGTCTTGTATAACTCACGCAGTAATTAAGGCAACTATTTCAGCAGGTGGTACATCCACTCTTGGTTCTTATGTACGAAGTGCAAGTACAGACAACACAGTAACAGTCTCAACAACTTTGGACAATGAGACAGGTAAGAGTTTAGCTAAATCTTTGGAGACTGGTGGCAATTCAGAAGAAATTGACTGCCTAATGAACTTATAATGACAGTAGCTACAGTAGGACAGACAGATATTAGAGGAGAAAATATTTCTAGAGCAGTAAAAGGTTTTGCTCTTAAACAATTTAAGTTAAAGCAAGTATTACTACAACAGTCATCTAATAAGTGGACAGAAACTTATTACCGAGAAACAGCTGCAGAATTAACAGCAAATGGTAATAGAGATGTAGGAAATGTAGCTAGAGGAGCATTATTCCCACAAGTAGACCCAAGTTGGACTAAGTTACAAGGTGTTCATAAGAAATTCGCAGCACAAGCAGATGTTTTCTTAGAAGATAAATTGATGGATGCTATTGATGTACAGGCACGATCTATTTTGAGAGTAGCAAGGTCAATCGCTAATGCAGTTGATAATTATATTTACGCAACTTTAACTGGAGCTTCTGGAATAAGTACAGCAGCAGCACAAGGAACTGGTTGGGACGCCGCAGTTGAATCTACTCGTAAGCCAATTAGCGATATTATGACAGGAACACAGGTTTTAATGGAAAGTAACTACGACGCCCTTGATAATGGCTTCCTATTGCTTACTCCACACGATTACAGAGCACTTATGGAGAATAGCAAAGTAATTAACAACCCTAGCTTTAAAACAGCTGACGTTGTCTCTAACGGTGTTGTTGGACAAATCGCAGGATTGAACATAATTGTTTCTACTTCTGTAGATGATGATGAAGCTATGATTATAATTGGTAACCGAGCAGCTACTTGGAAATCAGCCGTATCTCTTACAAGTGCAGTTGAAGAAGTTAAGGGTGTAAAATTCGTAGTTAAATCATGGGAAATCGGACACGTACAGGTTACAGACCCTGCAGCTATCTACGTGATTACCGATACACAAGAATAAAATGTCTCTTTCTGGAAAATTAGCACGTGGTAAAAAGTATT